GTCCAATACTGCATTTCAGCGGATGATTGATCAATGATACTGTCTAGTTCTTTACGAACTTCAACCCTCCCAACATATCGTCCTGTAGTAGTATCATGGTAGCGTTTACTTTTGGTGGAGTAGGTAAAGCTAGGCATGAGTTATGTTGTACTCCCTTCTGCACTAAGTAGGTTGTTGTATCTGATAATAGAGTTTGTCACAAAATAGGAATGTGCCGCGTCTATATCTTTCTGCGAGATTGCCGCGAGTTTTTCTCTCTGGGAATGATCCCATACTGTAGGTAAGCCTTTAGCTTTCGGTTTACTAGACCGCTTTTGAATAAGGCTTCTTTTTGTTAGCTGTAGTTGAGGCTTTATTGCCGTTAACGTTTGTTGGTCCTGTTTTTGTTTTTCCTCTGCTAGCGGAAGGTGTTGGGTTAATAACATTCTGTTGATCCTTTAGATCAGATAAGTTCTGTGATAGCTGTTTAGCTACATCATTCTCTAGGTCTTGAAGTAGTTCTTCATCCCATCCAGCTACTACCCTTAAGTATGTAGCTAATGGAAGTCCAGCAGCTACAGCAGCATCAGCACCTTGCCAGAAGGATAGATCAGCCATTGCAAGTGCTAATGGGTCTCTATCACCAGCATCTGCATAGTCTGCGGTCAACATTGCATCTTCATCAAGTCCACCTTCACCGAAGGTATTCTCTAGTTCTATACAACGATGCATAACCTCTACCCATGCTGGTTTGAACCTCTTTTGTCTAGCCTTTGTTCTACCTCTTATAGGTTGCTCAAGCATGTATACACTTTCGCCTGAAGGCCAGTTACCAGAGATTGCATTATAAGGTGTGCCAGTACTTCGACAGAAACTTTCAACCTTAAGTTTATACACTGCTAGTAGTTGAGTAGGATCACCCGGCTCTATAGTTCCCCATGCTGCTTCTTCTTCATCAGCATGATAATGTGTGCCAGGTCCAGTCTTTGGCCTAACACGTTTACCATTAATGGTCTGTAGTTTATAGCCTTTAGACCATGTACGTTGGTATCCTGTCATTCTAGCAGCAGCAGAGATATCATATTGAGTGTCGTTGATTTGATCTTGTGAGCCTAAACCACCACCGTCAAGTATAGATGCTCCGTAGTTTTCAAACTCATCAGATGGGTTAGAGAAGTGGATAAAGGGTATACTTAGTGGTTGGCCATCTTCATCAACATAGGGTATAGCTACAGGTTCAGTACCTGCTGGTTGAACACCTGCTTGTGTACCTGCTGTAGTATAGCCACTAGCTATGTCATCAGCTACAACAAAAGGTAGCCAGTTACCTAGACCATTTGCTAGATAGCGTTCGATACCACCTTCATAGTAAACTGTACGTCTCTTACCAATTGGGCTATCCCATTCCTTAACGGCGTATAGCATTTCACCATAAGCATCGTAGCCTATGAACACTCCTGTAAAACCATCCCACCACTTTTCTCTATGGATTATTATCTTTTCTTTTTCATAGTTGTACTCAACCATGAGACAGAAGTTTCCATCCCGTATAGTGTTACGATGTGTACGTTGCTGTAAGTCATCAAACTTAGACTTCTGCCAGAACATGTTTATCCAAGTTTGTGTACTATCATCTTTACACAGTATACCCTTTAGTTCAAGTCGATCAGCATGTTCACTGAGGATTTGTCCACAAACGTTATCGCAATACTCGTGGCCTAAAACACCTTCCATCATTCTCTGTTGATCCATAGTTAAGGTAACATCTTGTCTACCCATAGCATAGTTTCTAAAGTTTATGATGTTTCTAAAAGAGTTTAGTGTCTCAGTACGATCAACCGTTAGCTGCTCGTTTATATCTGTAACGTTTGTTCGGAGCTTTCCCAACATCTTTTTTCTCGCGCCTTGTGCGGGGTTTGAAAGATCTTGCTGTTTCGATTTTCGTGTTATAGCTATACGTTTGCCCGTCGAAGTCTTCAGGATTGCCATAGTAGTCTACCTCTATAAAATCATTATCATCTAGGATCTCAGCCAGAGTATAGCCCTGAGAGTTTCTTTCTCTCATGTCCATATCTTCTCCACTAAACCCTACAGTGTCAAAGTCCTCTCCGGGTAGTTCATCAATTTCTAGCGCAATCTCTGAGAACGCATCAGCACTAGCGTCTACTTGGTCCTTCTTAGTATTAGGACCGCCGGGAAATACCCTTAACTCTTCGATGTATGGAGGTATCCAAGATACGTATTCTCCGTCTTCACCTTTCTCAAGTACATCTTCCCCAGTAAACACTAGCCTTACTAGTCCTGCATTTACGTAGTTAGAATATGGATCGGCTCTAGTTGGTTTGTCTTCATTAGGCACATGCTTGAAGATGATAATGAAACCTTTAAGAAGCTTTCTAAACATTACAGCTTGATCTTTACCAGCCCCACCTGGGTCAATAGCAAACCTAATGTTTACGTTCTTATATTTTCTTCTGTCTTCTTTAGCAGCGTAACGTATCTTTTTGTTTCTAAGATCCGTGTTATCTCTAAACCTTAGTACATCAATGATATACACATAGTCGTCATCACCCAGTCCCATTAAGACACCTACAGTCCAGTCACCATCTTCTGTAGAAGCTATATCCCATGCTCTACAGTATTTGATGATAGTGACGCCCATAGGTATCTTCTTGATAACCCTTAGAGATTTGATAGAGAAGAAGTTGCCTTCTTCTTTAGATGGCTTTCCTTGGAACTGTGAGAGCCATACAGCGGGGTTTCGCTTCATTTCGCGATAATACCCGGCTTGTCGTGATTTTCTGGGAGAGAGGTATTCACCTATCTTCCGTTTCATAGGGTCTGGACCACCGACTTCCATGCGTTCGTCGCCGTCCCACTCTGCCCTATAGGATACAAGTTCCCAAACTCCACCGTGGTACTGTAGACCCTCTTCTCTAATAAGCTGCCCTACAAAATCGTCATCGTCATATCTGTGAAACATAACTATAACGTTTGCATTATCATCAATACGAACCTTAGCACCTTTAGCCCAGAAATCCCAAACGTTTTTACGTATCAATGCAGAAGCTGCTTGTTGTGGACTAGCGTATGGGTCGTCAATAATTAAATGGTCTGCACCACGACCAACGAACCCTGTTTGTAACCCTAGAGCTATTAGTGACCATTGGCTGTCATTGTATTTACGTCTAGCTACTGTAGAGAACTTTTCATCTGAGCATTTTGTAGGTATCCTAGTGTCTGCTTCCGGAAACATCTCTTTGTAGTCAGCACCTTGCATGATGACTTTATTGACACCAGTAAACTCTCTAGAGTGATCAATGTTATAACCAGCTAGCGCAACTCTTGTAGTAGGGTCATCACCTATTAGGTAAGAGGGTAAACGCTGTGATACTACAATAGATCCTCCGTGCTGTGGTGGTTTGTGTATAAGTACTCTTTGGCCTTTTTGGTGGGTAAGTTTTTCTAGCCGTCGGCACATGTGGTTTTGCCAAGGCTCTAGGATTAACTTGGAGGTTTCTTCTACATAAGTAGAAAGAGGTAAACGACGTGGTGTATGTCGAGTTCCTGCAACATTTGTATCTGGACTTAACTGTGTGGTTAACTCTCTAATGGCTGTTTCTAGTAGAGTATCTCCATCCATTAGATCGAGCATCCTACTGTATGCCATGAGACTGCTCCTGAAAAGTATTGTGTGGTGGTGTTTAAAAACAGTAGAGACTATAGGGCTATAATCTCTACTGAGTATTACTAAGGAGTAAAGGAGTGTAAACTCCTGAGTAATCCTTATACTGCTGTTGGTGGTGGTAAAGCAGACCCTACGAGAGATGCAGCTTCATTTTGAACATAAGCCATAAGTCCATTAACCAGAGGACTGATCATAGAGTTTATAGCCATGTCTGCAAACGATGCTAGGAATGGGTTTCCTCCAAGTGCTGCGTTGATGAAGTCATCAACATGGGCTGTAACAAACGACTGTATAGTTGAGCTGTTCACTGTAGACTGAGTTGTTACCCACTTGTCTATAGATTGTGTGACAGAGTTCCAGATCTTAGTCTGCCACTGTGAACCAAAGAGTTGAGATACTGCCCATTTCTCAAAACCATTAAGTTTCAGTTTCAGTAGAGGGTTTGCGGTTGGGGTTGCCATTGTGGTTATTACTCTTCATTCTGCCCATTGTCTTCAGTACCGGGCTTAGGTTTAGTATACGGTTCCTCAACTTTAGGTACCGTAAAGGTTGCTTCATCTACATCTTCTATTCTAAAGTGCGTGATAGAGATGTTCACTGATGCGTGACGTTCTAGTAGGTCACTCTGGCTATCTTTACCTGAATGACCGTAGGCTGTAACGTCTACACCTGTATTACCCCAAGACTGATCCTTAGATAGTTCTGAGATAATACAGTATTTAGCATTTTCCTGTTGTGCTTGATAACTAGGCATAGCAAGTATCTGTGCGAGCACAGCAAGACGCGGACCTTTCGAGCGAATTGACCAAGACATTGTGGTGGCCCTTTCTCTGGGAGTAAATTATGCTAGCCTCTTGGTTAGAAGAGGCTAGACTTGTGTCTAAGTAGATCCACTTTTCCAACTGATGTAACCGACTACATCACCTGATGCAGCGGATACGTTATCTGTGTCAGCATAACCTTTAGATAGAGAGTAACCAAATCCTTCTATAAAAAGGATGGCTTGTCCTAACTTAAGGGTGTCTGAAGTGGTTGAAGTAGCGGGAAGTTCAATTGTTATAACCGGGACATCAGTTCCACATACTGGAACTGTAGCCTTGTTATACAAGTGTAAGTATACAGGATAGGCTGCTTTATTGTAAAGCGACCAACCTGTAATGTATGTAGGTGCAGGAACTGTAGCCCCTGCTACTGTGAATGGTCCCTGTGGGATGAACTGCCCTGCTATAGGGCCATTTACTAGAAAGTTATCTAGTGTATTGCCTGACGAGTATTGTGCAATTACTTTTGCAAGGTTTGCAATGTCATACTTCTGTCCTGAGTTCATAGACTGTGCGCTTACAGATTTTACTTGCAGTATAGGCGCTGCAATAAAAACTGATGCTGCTATACATAGTCCTAGAACTAGTATAGACACTATCGGCGACCTGATATTCTTCATGCTAAAGTTTCCTTTCATTTGTGTCGGGCATATAGCAGCTAGGGATAGAGGTCCACAGTCTCTACTCTAGGTCTGTTTATATGCCCGTTTGATGGGTGAGGTTTGTTTTTGGCTACCACTTACCCCATCAAAGGTTATTTGCTGTCAATCCGACTATGTGTATTATATATAGTCGAAACTTTATTTAACTAATCATCTTCCAGTTCTATTGGTTCTGATTGTTTTGATTGTGCTGCTAGTCTAGCGTTTATAATAGCATTAGCCCTGTTTAGTTGACCTGCTTTAGCACTAGAGGCTGCACTGGGTTTAGGGTGATCACTAACAGGTAATGGTGGAGGGCTAATGGCTACAAC